GTCCGCCTCCTCGCGCCTTTGTCGTCCAGGGGCGCGTCTGGATCTGTTGATGCACTAGCCGAAACATCACCGGTGGGTGCTCCAGGAATCAACGCCACAATCTTCCATTCAGGTTCAGTCACCGCCCGGCCGCAATCAGATGCCGGGATCACGGAATCCAAGCGGCTCATCATGGCGGCCTATCGCCGGGCCTCTGCCTGGGTGGAATCAGCTTGCTGCACACCGCGCCGGAACGTCAGACAACGGCGCTCCCTTTTGAGGATGGTGCAGCAACCCCGGACCGATGACGCTTGCCAGCGCACGTCCGGGGCTCAACTTCTGACTGCGGGTTCGAGTCCCGTCGCCGTACACGAATTCTGACAATCGATCACAGGATGGTGGCAGCCGTGCGCGAGACACTCGTTTTTCAAGCTGAACGGTTCTTCACGCCGGAAGAGCGCCAACAGTTCTCAGCATGGCTGAGTTCGATGGCTTTCCGCGATCGATGCCAGCTGCTTGACGAGCTAGTGGAAATGAATCGCACGGTGCTTGTCTGGGTCGCGCCATTCGATGCGGACGACCTCATCGACGATCTGGTCTCGGGCTACGCAGCGCAACTCGATCACTTGGCGGCAGCGTGATCCTCGACCTGATTGAAGCGATCCGAGTTGTTTGGGCGCTCATCGAGTTCTGGGTGATCTAGCGGTTGGCCGCTGAGCTCGGCTCATTGCCGGGGCAGTGTCGCTGCTGTCCATTCACTGCCGTTGAACCAGCGGACCTGAGACGGATCCTGCTGATCGGGATACCACCCCGCGGGCATGAGTACTCCCGGGGCGCGTCGCTGCAAGGGCAGGGGAGCGGGCTTGACGACCAGCGCTCGAATGGCGAACACAACCCAAGTGATCACGCCGCCTGTCACCGAGAACGACAACAAGATGAAGAACAGCCCAGCTCCACTCCAGTTCAGCCCCGTGGCTAACAGGAGTAGGACAAGCAGTGCGGCGACAGATATCACCGCATTGGCGATCTTCACACCTTGGTCGTTCTTCACGGATTAACTCGCTTCTCTCGATGGTGGATACATCGTGCCACCTCAGCCCAGATGCGATGTCCGGATTCCCGATCGGAAGAACGGAAGTACGCATATGCCCAGCCTCGCGCTGATCAAGTGGGCGATTGTCAACACCTTGCGGATGTGGAGGTCGTGATGCCGTATGACGTTTCAGTGTGGGCACTGTGCATGTGCCTGGCTTGCAGGCAGTCCCGTTCCGATCAGTGCATGGAGGCATTGTCATTGATTGACGATCCGGCACTTACGTTTGCGCTTTGGACGCCAGACGATCCGATACTCCCACGCGAGGTCACCCTCGCCATAGGTCCATCGATGGGGGCGGGGTTGTGATCGGGGTAGTAGGCCCTACCTATCCACCCCAGCTGCCAGGTCGGGTGATCGCAGTCAATCGTGGCGCGCCCATCAAAGTGCTGTCATCGCAACAACATCAAGATCATGTCGATGCGATGCAGCTTCTCGGCTTGGACGAGATGCCGGATGCAGTGGCTGACGAACCGAATGGCATCAAGGTTGGTGACCTGCTTGCTGTTCGGATCGAAGGGCGAACTGCGCTAACGATAGTCACTGTGACCAGCGTCAACGTGAATGTGGATAGCCTCTCGATCACGGCGGCACAGTATCCCGATCGAGATTGCATGGGCTTCAATAGAAGGTGAGCGATGCCAAGGCTCGAAGACATGCTGTACGACACTGAGGTCTACCTCGACCAAGCACTCGACCGTCGCGACTTCGCAGCAGTCCGAACCCTGAGCGACCGACGCAGAAGTTTGCGCGCGCAGATTCGTCAGAGCCGAGACAATGGCAGGCACTAAGACCACCACTCAACGAGGTCTCGGTTGGGAACACCAGAAGCAGCGCGAAAAGTTACTGAGGGCCCACGTAGAAGGAACCCCCTGCTGGTGGTGCGGGGAGCCGATGCACCTCGCCCAGGGTCTCGCCGCAGACCACTCCCACGCGAGGGCTCACGGTGGGACCAAGGCGGACCGGCTGCTCCACGGACTGTGCAACAAACAGCGCGGAGACGGCTCCAAAGATGATCTGCGACCCGCGGTTACAGGAAAGCCCCTGGAGCAGGCTCAAGCCGACCAGGCGGCCCTAGGTGTCCGCGTAATGCCTTGGCCGTGACCCCCGCCCCGAAATTATCGAGGGAGGGGGGTGCCTGACTGGCCATGTGGTAGTCAGGACGTTTTTTTACAGGGCTCTGAAACGCTGCGTGCAATAGGGGGTGACCAGCATGGACGATCTCGATGAGTTCGATCCTGAGATTCATGAAACGGACACCCTTTCTCGTGCCGGTCGCCAACTTTTCGACTCTTTGTATGACGCGCTCGATCCGTATTCGTTGACGGTGATGATTCTCGAAGCGTCGCGGATCAAGGATCGGCTCGATCTTCTTCATCGTCTGAACTCCGGCGACGAGGATCTGTGGTTCCACCTGGCGCCGACTCGTGGTGACGGCGACGTTCTCGAGATCAAGATCGATTCCGGACTACAGGAGGCGCGCCAGTTGGCGGCGGTCCTACGGCAGATGCTCGTTGAGATCGGCCGGCAGAAGAGCCCGAAGACAGGGGCTGACGATTATGACGGCCTCGCTGATCTGTGAGGATTTTCCGCAGCTAGAGGGGCGGCAGGAGCCGCACAATCTATCCGTCTTTGACGGCGACATCACTCACGGCGAGAAGTCGATCGAGTTGTCGCGTCGAGCTGGCATGAAATCAATGCCGTGGCAGAGGGAATCACAGCACGCGATTCTGTCGATGACGCCTGCGGGTCGGTGGACTCACCCTGACTGCTGCCTGATTGTTCCGCGGCAGAACGGCAAGTCGGAAATTCTGATTCAGCGCTGCTTGTACGGGCTTTTCAAGCTCGGCGAGACGATCATCTATACGGCGCAGCGCTGGAAGACTGCTCGCGATGCGTGGAAGCGCATGATGCAGATCATCAAATCTCGCTCCTGGCTGCGTAGTCGAGTTGTGCGGTCGACGTGCTCTCAGGGCGAAGGGATTATCGAGCTAGAGGACGACATAACGATCTCGTTCGGCACTCGCTCGAATGACACCGGTCGCGGATTGACCAAGGTTGATCTGATCATCTACGACGAGGCATACAACCTCACCGACGGCGAACTCTCGGCGATGTCGTTCGTACAGATGGCCGCAGAGAATCCACAAACGATCTACGCGTCGTCGGCGGTGAACAAGGATCAACATCCGAATGGCGCTGTGCTCGCCGCGATTCGGAAGCGCGGGCTCAAGCTCGACGAAGGTCTGTACTTCGCGGAGTACATGGCGCCCGATGACATGGATCGCGAGTCTGAGGAGACTTGGAAGTACGCGAATCCGTCTTACGGCGTTGTTCAGACTGCGGAGAAGATTCTGCAGATCATGAAGCGTCTGTCGACTGAGGCGGGCCGAAAAGGCTTTGACGTCGAGGCGTTGGGTCGTGGCGATTGGCCGGTCGAAGCTGAAGATGCTTCATGGTCGGTGATTTCGGAACTGATGTGGACCGGCCTCGTCGACGAACGTCCTGAGCTCACCGGGCCGATCGCACTCGGCATGGATCGGACACTCGACCGCAAGTGGTGGGTGATCGCCGCCGCTCAGCGCACTGTCGAGGGTCGAATCCATGTGGAAATCGGCTACTTTCAATCGGCAGCCCAAGCGGAAGTCGTCGACTACCTGGTCGACATCGTCACAGCGTGGGATCCATGCGCTCTGGCCACTGATGCGAACTCGCCGTCGAAAGTGCTCGAGCCACTCTTGCTCACCGCGGGCATCGAGCTGATCAAGACGACCGGCAATCAAGCGGTGCAGATGTGCGGCGGCCTGTATGACGACGCCGAGTCGAAAGTTCTCAGTCACAGCAATCAACCGGTCCTCAACGACGCTGTCGAGGGTGCCGTCAAACGCTTCTTGCCGCAGGGCGATTGGGCTCTCGACAAGCGCGGCGACACGATCGTTTCGCCGATGGTCGCCGCTGCTCTCGCGCGGTGGGCACTACTTACATTCGGCAGTCGAGCGTCTGTGCCGGTTGCACTACCGGCATTCGAAGAGGCGTCGGTCGGCCACTCAGGTGGCGAGTTCGATGTTCTATCCGCCGCATTCTGAAAGGGGGCCGCATGGCTGACACGAGATCTGCCGCACCATTGTCCGAAGTCGGTTATGTAAACGGCCTCGACACCGATTGGCGCCGGTGGGATATCGACGAGATGGTTCCGGATCTGCAATGGCCTAATTCCATCCACATCTACTCGCGCATGGCGCGCGAGGATGGCCGGGTCAGTTCGCTATTGCAGGCAATCTGTCTGCCAATTCGACGTACCGAGTGGCGAATCGACCCAAATGGGGCAAGCCCCGAGGTGACAGCGTTCGTTGCAGACAATCTAGGTCTGCTCGTGAAGGGCACGGCCACCGATGTCCCGCGCCGGCGCTCACGTGGTCGATTCTCCTGGGCAGAACACCTGCAGACCGCTCTCCTGATGCTGAAGTTCGGTCATAGTTACTTCGAGCAGGTGTACCGAGTCGGACCGGATAGGCGCTTGTGGATCCGCAAACTTGCACCGCGACCCCAGTCGACGATTGCTCAGATCAAGGTCGCTCGTGATGGAGGTCTTGAGTTCATTCAGCAGTTCGATTCGCTGGGTGACAATGTCGACTCCGAGATCCCGGTATCGAGACTGGTTGCGTACGTTCGAGATCCTGACCCGGGAATCTGGACGGGACAGTCGCTCCTGCGGCCCGCTTACAAGCACTGGCTGCTCAAAGACGAGTTCATGCGACTCCAGGCCGCGACTGCCCGCCGCAATGGCATGGGCGTACCGGTTGCAACTGGCGCGTCCGATAATGACCAGGCCGAGGTCGACAAGATGCAGAAACTGGCATCGAGCTTCCGTGGCGGGGTTCATTCCGGTGTCGGCCTAGCCCTGGGGCAGAAGCTCGAATTGCTGGGCGTTCAGGGCAACTTGCCCGACATGCAGCAGGCGATCAACTATCACGACAAGCAGATTGCCCTCGCCGGTCTGGCTCACTTCCTCAATCTCGACAAGGGCGGTTCATATGCCCTCGCATCGGTCCAGGCAGACACATTCATCCAATCGGTTCAGGCATTTGCCGAGACCATACGGGACACGGCAAACGCGCACATCGTTGAAGACCTGGTTGATATCAACTTTGGCGAAGACGAGCCCGCACCTCGAATCGTGTTTGACGAGATCGGCTCTCGTCAAGATGCCACCGCTGCAGCGCTGAAGATGCTTGTCGATGCCGGACTACTCGAGGCGGATGAAGCCGTGAAGATCGCAGTCCGCCAGGCGTGGGGCATGCCGGCTGCTGACGCAAGCCCTCAGCTTGAAGACGAAGGAGTGTCCGAGTGAGTCCCAAGAGTTGGTATCAGATCAACAATAAGGCAGACGGAGACGTCGAAATCCTGATCTATGACGAGATCAGCTACTGGGGCGTCGATGCGGCAACTTTCGCGCGCGAACTCGCCGCGGTCGATACCGACAAGCTGACGGTCCGGATCAACTCGCCCGGCGGGAACGTGTTCGACGGCATCGCAATTCTCAATGCTCTGCGTAGCCACAAAGCGACCGTGAAGGTTGTAATCGACGGACTTGCCGCCAGCGCAGCGAGTTTCATTGCGATGGCCGGTGACGAGATTGTCATGAGCCGCAATTCCGAGATGATGATTCACGAGGCGTCGGGAATCTGCGTCGGCAATTCGACGGATATGCGCGAGATTGCAGAACGGCTCGACCGAACCGGGGAAAATATCGCGTCGATGTACGCGGACCGCGCTGGCGGAACTGTTGAAAGCTGGCGTGCTGCAATGGTCGCCGAAACCTGGTACTCGGACCAGGAGGCTGTCGACGCCGGTCTTGCTGACCGGATTGAAGCCCCGCCGAACCCAAGTAGGGCCGACAAATCCGCGACGAAGAACGCCTTCGACCTGTCGACGTTCAACTATGCCGGCCGCCGCGCGGCCCCAACTCCAACAATTGCTCCCGCTTTGGCGCGCAC